ATGACCTGGTCTTGGAATATTTTTTCTGAGACGGTCATCGGGAATCTTTTCCCAGGAGAAACCCGCACATGAACAAACTGATGCACATGATGATCAGAGTCAGGAACTCAACCATTGCTAAGCCTTTCCAGACGCGCAACCTCGGACTCAAGATGTTTGCACTTGTCCCGCGCATCTGCCAATTCATCATGAGTATTTGCCCATCCGTTTTGACAATTAGCCAATGCCAATTGACTGTTAATCAAGAGTCGACGATTGCGTACAGGGTTCCAATCTCGCAGGAACCACTTAAAGGAGCCAGCCATTAGAACGCCTCTTCAAGTTCTTCTTGCGGTGCAGGTGCGCTCTTCAGGGTGTCAATGTATGCAGACGCTTCGCGCTTGGTCATGCCTTGAAGGTTTGCCGGTGGAACTTTGCCCATTGACTTACAGACCGCGCGGATCATGTTCAGTTGTTTGTCTGAGGCAAGGTTTGACGGCTCTGTAACGCTTCCGCCTTCTGTGGGTCGTGACGTCATTCTTTCTACCTTCTGCATTTCCTCCCTCGAGGGGCGTTTATCAAGCGATGTCCCGCAAAAGTTATGCATGGGAAAATTTGACAAACATCTGCCGAGCGAACTTGTCTCGCAGTTTTCTAAAGAACTCGTTTTATTGACATTGCCTTGATTTCTGATTTCTTCGGCATGGCCTGTCGCAACGACGACACCATCGCAGAGAATGGTTGTCTTCATTACGCAAATGTCGTCGCCAGGGGCTGACAGAAGTTCAGAGATTACAGAGAAGAATTGCTCCCGTGTTTCTGACCATTCGATGAAACGTGAGAATCGGCTTTGAACTGGTTCGTAGTCTTCGATGCTCATTTCGGTTCAACAATCCATTCAATGATTGCTTTCATTTCATCGTTGTAACTCATGCTCGGATGACGCAGGCGTTCTGCTGCATTGCGCATAGTCATTATCAGGGCAATTGCCTGACTGACTGTTGCGCCTTCTTCGAAGCGCATCTCTCCGTCAAGTTTGACTGACAGATTCATCAGACGCGCAATGATTTCGTCGGTTGTTAATTCCATGATGTTTCCCTCATCTTTCGTTACGACCCTGAGGTCGCTTTCCAATGTCCGAGACCCCCATTGTCGAAGAGGTATCGAGCGACCCTGACATTACACGACGGTTCCTGTAGTGCGCGGATCACATTTTGTTTCTTACAGACTGCCCGTGTCACGGTTGCCCAGGAGCCTTGAATCTGCATGAGACCGACATCGGGTCGTCCGGTGCTTTTGCGAACTGGCGACACGGCTCGAGGAGTGCAGCGAGATTCGCGGTACATGATTCTTGAGAGCGTCGGCACGACCTTTGCGGGGAAGTGTTTGCGCAGGAGCGGTTCCCATTGTGGGCAGGATTGTGCAGCTGCGGTTGCGGGTGAGGCGGTGAATGTTGCGGTGATGAGGGCGATTGCCATGATTCTCTTAATCAACCTGTTCTACTTCTGTAATCGAAGCGAAAGTCATCCAGGGAGCGCGCCTTGTGGCGACTGTGACTTTGACGATCTCTTCTGTTGCCGAATCCGTAAAGATTTGGACGAGGGTTAGTTTGTCCTTAGACCATAACGGCATATAGCCCCACGAGGGAAGCATCACCTGTTGGCCATCATTTTCATGAAGAGCCAGCAACTGACCCATCCCATTATGAAACTGTAAATGAATTGTGTATCGGTCATTGCGTTTCCCTTCGCTTGACGTGTCTAGATGTTGTAACACAGCCAAGCGTCTGAGTGGCGGATTCGACCTCGGAACCAATGAGGGAAACACAGTCAGTCCCGAGGTCTAGCACGAGGAGAATGACGTCCTCGGGCGATTTATGGTTTCGGAACGCTTCTCCAAATGGCTTCGTATTCGTCGCCTGACATGTCGGCGTACTTGGGCGCAAGTTCGCAATGGATCCAGGTGGCTTTTTGAGAACCACCGTTGTCAGATGCTGACCAATCCTTCCAGCCCCTGCCTATACGCCAGCCCCTGCCCCATGTCTCGCAGCCTTTTTTGGTAAGTCCTGAATAATCATGAACCTCCTCCAAGCCGAGAGCAGCTGCATGTTGAACGAACCACAGAATTGCTTGCTTGCCCGATGCTTTATCAGTGCCGAATGAGGTATCGAGAGCTCTTGCGGTTCCGTGCACAGAAGGAACGCCAGGCTTGCCGACAATGTCACGAACGACCCAAGTCCCGAGGTTCTTGAATCCCCATCTTTTATTGCAAAGAAGGACAAAGCGTTCTGTGCCTGGGCGTTTTGCTTTTGCTACGCCGTCAGATGTTCCGGTGTATTTGCTCATGCGTCAGGTTCTTTTGCAGGATTCTTCAAACCATTCCCAGCTACGAGGCCCACCAGGGCTCCAGCAAGGGTGGAAAGTACGTATGTAAGGATGCTGACCATTTCTTGGTCTAACTCACTGGCTTCGACTGGTTGCACCACAAAGAGAACGCCGTAGATCATTGCAAGCACAGATACGACAAGTACAAAAGACAATGTCACTGCGACAACAAAGACGAGTCGTGCTTTAATTTCTTCGTTGCTTAAACGCTTTTCAAGTTTCATGGGCATTTGCTTTCTAGGAATCCAGTTGCTTTTGTTGTGTCACAGTTGTGACGTTCACGATCTGCGCAAGCGGTGAGCGATGCACAAATAACCAATAGAATGAGGCTTTTTCGCATTACAGTCGGTATCCGTAAACGCGAATTGTGCCACCAGTCATGGTTCCTGTTGATGCAGTAACGGTAAAGCCTGTGTAGGACGTTGCGTTGTCAAGGAACCCACCGAACGCGCCACCACTCAAGGTTGTTACTTGGAAAGCATTGAACCCGTTGATAATTGTGCGTTTAGTCAAGAATGGGTTTATTAAGTCAAAGTTGGCAAACAATGTGTCGGTGCTCCCTGAACCTGCACGAGTCCATGACGATGCGCCGTTGTTGCTTGCAAGTGCAGCTGCAGCGGATGGATAGTCAGTTCGTGAGTAACCCGCGTAGTAACCGGCTGCGGTTGCGCCGAGAGTTAATTGAAGGTCTGCGCTTGTTGAGCCAACACCGCCAGAAATAATTATTTTGTACGCTTCATAATCGGCAGAGAAAGCACCTGTGACGGCTTGGCTTGAAACTGCCGAACCAATGGTCTGAGTTTTAACTAGCCATAGCCCAATGCCGTTCATTTGTGCTGCTGTCAGAATGGCTCCTGATGTGAAGTCTGGAGGTGTTGTCATGTTGTGTCTCCTTTAGAAACTTAGAAGGTTGTTGTCGAGCGTTCCGAAGATTGCGTCGTTCAGGGTGAGGTATTGGTTGCCGTCCGTACTCTCGAAAGTGTACGAAACAATGTGAGACCCTGGAACGATTCGGTGTTCAATTCCTGAAGTGATCAGGGTCTGCGATTCTGTAAGCGGGGTTCCCGTGTTGTAGTCCTTTTGAACTGTCACAATTGACGTGAGGTCAATGGCAAAGATGGTTGCCCATTGCGCAGCTGTGAGTGCTGCAAGTTCGCATGAGACGCCTGTGAAGCGCACGACGGGGTTGCGGTATTTGCCGAGGAGGTACGCGCCGAGACCGTTGACTTCTGAGGTCGTGGAGTTGAGCAAGTTGAGAAGGTTGTAGTTCTGCGCTTGGTACAGAGAGATTGACGTCGAGTCAAAGTTCGTCTGCGCTGTTCCTGCGGGCGATTGCGTCACAATGTAGTTGTAAAGCAGCTCCGACCCGTACTGATTGACGAGCGAATTGTATGAAATTCCTGTGCCGTTGGTTGTGAACGAGGCTCCTGCAACAGGGTTGAGAACACTTGACCTGCCCTTGAAGGTAAGGGTTCCGTCGGCTGAGGTGTAAAGGTACCCCTGCTCGGAGGTGTTGACCTGCTGAAGATAGTTGAGGACGTTTGTGTCCTGAGAGACCGCGTAAGCCCCCAGAGTTGACGTGCCTGTACCAATAGACCTTGCGCCCTGATAGGCGACCTCTGGACGGTCTAGGACGGCGTCTACGCGCAAACCTGAAGTCTGTGCCGATGGGGTGAAAGCATTAAGTTGCTGATTGGCAAGGGTGCCGAAGGTGTCAACGCATCTGGCGACCATTCTGCCCTGGTTCGCGTTTTGATAGTCAAGGTTCCAGTCCTCAACAAAGCCTGTGTAGATCGGCGTCCCGTTGGCGTAAATGATGATTGGCGCGCGAGGTAACACAAACGGGTAATAGATCGAGGCGGTGTTGAGCGGGTCAAGGATGCGAGAGTTGTTGTTAAATACGACTTGTGCGGTGCCTGCGTTGAATTGGTCAAGTTGGCGGTTGCGTCCGCGCCTGATGTTGACCGACAGGACGATTGAGGTGAGGTCGGCGTATGCGAGACCGCCAAGAGTGCCTGTGTTGAGAAGCCCATAAACCGCGTCGTTAAGTTGGAATGGCGTACCGAATCCTGTGGTCGTCTGGAACCCGACGAGGACTTGGTATGTGGGGACAGTCATTAGAAAGTTGCTGCCGGAGCGAATACGACGCCCGAGTCCCGTTGGGCTGCAAGGATGGCGTCGATGATGTCTTGACCGATAGTTGCGGGCGATGAGACAAGTCCTGCATCCAAGTTGATAACGAGGTTGTCAAATGGCCCGATACCGCCGATGCCTGCTTGCTCAAATCCGCCTGCGTTACCTGACGTGTTGTCAAAGGCGGGTGCTGCCGTGTTCTGAACTTTGCCTGGCGCAGCTGCTGCGATTGCGGGCGGTGCAGCAAAGACGTCTGGGTTGTCTGCAATGATTTGTTTCTGCGATTCTTCAAAAGCTCGTGCGCTCGTCAAGCCTCCTCCGCTGTCGCCAGAACCACCGATTTTTGGCATTGAGAAACTTTTGCCACCGAGACCAGGAACCCAATCGGGAATCGTAAAGGAGAGGCGTCCGACGGTGTTGTTCCATATTGCAGCAATGCCCTTGAATGCGATTTGTGCTGCGCTCAGAAGACCCTGGAAGATTGGAATTACTACGTTGCTAGCCCACCATCTAATTGCCCCGAATACGTTGTCAACAATTGTGCGGAAGGTCTCAAACTTCTTGTAAGCGACAACCGCAGCTGCTGCCACAAGTCCGATGCCGATAGCGATTGCGGTAATTGGGTTGATACTCATGGCAATGTTGATTGCAACGATTGCTACTGCAATAGCAGCTAGGGCAACCCCAATGGCGGTAAAGAACTCTGGGTTGTCTTGCGCCCATTTAGCGAATTTGTTGACGAGCGGGAGTACGGCGTCGAGCACAGGAATGAGAGCTGCTCCGATTCCTTCTTTCAGTTCAGCAATGCCAAGAGTGAATTTGGCTAGTTGTCCTTCTGTCGTGTCGCCTGCTGCCTTGCCGAATCCACCAAAGTTTTCGGTCAGTTTCTCGGTGATGGCTCCGAAGTCTTTTGACTTGATAAGACCCTGGTCAAGTCCTAGACCGAGTTTGCCGAGAGCGTTGGTGTTGCCGTCGTAGCCTTTCGCTAATGCTGCGGTGACGGTCTCAAGGCTTTTGCCTGATCCTTTTGAGATGTCAACTGCAAGGGCTAAGAGTTCCTGTGCTTTTGTGACGTCATTTGTGCTTCGAGATAACCGAGCCATAGCCGGACGAAGTTCGTCGTCAGACGTATTGGTTGAAAGCATGAGGGAGTCAATGAATTCTCCGTTGGCTTTAATTTGCGCGTCGGTTGCGGTTGTTGATTTGCCGAGGGCAATGGCAAGAAGGTTTGCTGCTGCTTGGTCTTCGATGGCTGCTTTTGCACAGTCAAGAAGTCCAGCTGCTAATGCTGCAATGGCGATGCCTGCGGGGACGGCTGCTTTCTTAATTGCGAACTGTGCCTTTTCGCCGTTGGTTTCAAGGTTTTTGAATTCTTTGACTGCCTTGTCAATTCCTGCGCCGTTGAACTCTGTGATGATGGGAATTGCGATTGTCATTTGAGTTCTCTTTCGACGCGGGCTTTGACTTCATTTGTGGCGCGTAGAAGTTCGCGTTCAATTTCTCGACGTTTGCGGAATACGGCAGGCCCGAGGTTGCGCGTATGGTTTGGGCGAGGAATGCTGCCAAGACTGTCGGCAAGTCTGTTTGAAGTTTTGCGTCCTGCTGCTTCCCAAATTGCAGCGCCTGCATTCATTTGAGTTATGTAAATCAGAGATGTTGCTTCTCGAGATGCGTCAACCTTTAGCTTTACCCCTGAGATTGCTTTAGACACAGAGAACGGAAACTTCTTTGAACTGCCTTGAGTCCAATTGCGAGCCATGCCGGAAAGAGGAATTTGGGTGTAGCCCTTTTGCACTTCCTGAATGGCGGGTGCAGCGATACGCGTTGCGTCGGCGGTGAACTGTTTGCGAAGACCAGGCTCAATCTTGTTGAGCGAACGAATAGCGTCACGAACTCCGACGACTTCAAGTGAAGTCTTTGTTGTCATCGTCTGCTCCTTTGTGCTTTTTGTTGTTCGTTCAACACGTCAACAACCGTGAAGAGATCGTCTGTGTCGAATGGGATGTCCGGTGTCCAGTATCCAGTCGCGACAAGTACCTCGGCTAATGAGCGTCGGTAGCTGCCGCTTCTGTAAAACTTGGAGAATCCTCCGACAAGACGTCAATCGCTTTTGTGTTCTTGATGAATTGGTCAAAGGCAAGCGGAACCATGACGCCCGCAACCTTTGCACTTTCATACGCAAAGAACGCAAGGTCTTCTGCCCCGATTCCGTTTGCGAGACTGGATGCTTGTCGTTTGAATTTGCGTTCCCATGCCACGACAACGAAAAGATTCGTTTCGCATTCATAAGGGTCGCCTTCAATCGGTGTTACTTGTAATCGGATTTTCATTTGTTTCCCTCTTCTATTTCTTAGACGATGTCTCGTACCCAGGTGCCATTAGTGAAACTCACTGAGGCTACGGCAAGGGTGCCGATTGACGACATGATGACCGGAGCTGCGTCCAATGTGCACGTCGTAATGGTGTATTCAGGGTTGCTCGGACCTTCGGTTGTGCCAGAAGGGGAGACAACGATTGTGCATGAACCAGCTGCGACGATTGCTGCAAGCAGTGTTTCGATTTCTCCGACGCCGTATGAAAGATAAAGGTCGAGGTTAACTGCCACCGATTGAAGCCCTTTTGTTGCCTGCCTGCCGGTATCGGCCAGACTGGTGCTTTCCAAAAGTTCGAAGCCGACCATCACTTCACATTTTGAAAGTTGATCGCTGACGTCAATTATTGATCCGCCGGTTGGGGTGATGTTGCAGGTTGCACCTGACAGGAATGTACTTGTTGCCATGATGGCTCCTTAATTTCGTTTCACGGCGATTGCCACCGTGAGGTCGTATGTGGGTATGTCTTGCCCGCCGTAGTTTGCATTGCCTGGACGGGCGTCTGTAACTGCGATGGGCGAGTTCATGATGGTGTCAACTGTTGACATGAGGTAGTCGCCTGAGTCCTGGTTGCCCGGAGGGGCTGCCAAGACTCGGACGGGAATCCGAAAGTCGCCGACGTTGTATGTGAACGAGGTCATGACGGGGAGTTCAATCATGACTGACATTGGGCGCGCGTTTCGGGGATCTGTGACGGGTTTGAGACCGAGAGCTGTGAGTTGTGTTTTGATTGCGTTGACCGCATCGACGAGGATTCCTGTTGCAGCCATTAGGCGACCTGTGGTCTTCCGCAGCCGATGAGAGCCATGATGCGTCCCATAGTTGAGGGGATGGGAATGGATGACATGGAATCGAAACTGGCAAAGGAATCGGCGCTTCCGCGCTCGCGATACAGGGTTGAGGCATAAAGAATCCCGCCTAATTTTACGGCAGCATCTGGAACAACGCTCTGCGAATCTGTGTAGCCCGCTTCGCGACGCTTGCGATAGATGTAAGAGTTAGCAGCTGCTACGCAAGTAGTAATGAAGGCGGTGTCGTTGGCGGTTGCAACGTCAATGCCCAAAAATTCAAGAACCATTGCGTTGGTGATCCAACTGATGCTTGGGGTAAAGGTGACTGTGCCGGTAGCAGTAGATCGAGTGAAGTCTGAGCCTGCGTTGACATACATGAATTGGTAAAGACGAATTACATCGGAGTCAAAGAGAAGGTCGCCCTCGTCTGAGACCCCGATGAACTCGAAGTCTTGTGTTGAGACAATGGTTGCCGTGCCAGAGAATCCATGACTTGCGCCTGCAATAGTCACGGAGTCTCCGACTTGGATACCAGTTTCAACAAAGGTCTGAAAAATGGCGTACCCATCGAGGCGCGTATGAAACGCGAGATCGTAAGTAGCCATCGTTCAGTCCCTTTAAGAGTTCGCCTGAATCAGACGAACGCAGCCTTGATGGTGAGCGTTGGGTCAATGACCTTCGATGCCCAGTACCCACGGAACGCAATTTGGCGAGACAGCTGCGAAGGCATCTCTACGGAAATTGCACCCTTAGCCAATTCATACGACTCAAGCGCACGAGGGTCAAGGATGGTCATGCCAGCAGAAGTCAAGTTGCGGTCAACTACGACGCGAAGACCGAAGGCGAATGCGCCCTGTGTCGATGCGACGTTGAGTGAACCGTAAGCGTTCATTGGGCCAACCTGTGGGAACAACGGACGATCTGCGGTGTCGCTGAGTGAACCCATCAACTTCCAGACGTTGGGTGAAACTGCAAGGATTGACGGAAGGTTTCCGTTTGAACCCGAAAGGATGTCTGCAGCTGCGGTGTACATCCACTCAACCCAATATGCAGGGTCTGCGATAGATGCGTTTGCAAAGTTGTTGCTGTTGGTTGTGCCAGTCTGCAACTCTGAACAAGCGAGCAGGTCTGTCCGATCTGCATATACGCGTCCCATGTCGTCCAACAATGCGCCGAGAACTTCTGGCTGTGACCAGTCCATCGAAGCCTCTGAGATTTCAACGTATCCACCTTGAATTGTCTTGGTGATTTGTACGTCTTCGATTTCAAAAGTAGAAGCAGTGATTGTCGTGTTCTGTGTTGCAGTGCCGATTGAACTGTTTGTTTTTACTACAGGGCGAATAAAGACTGCGCCTCCCTGGGGCATCGGACGAAGAATTGTGGCATCCACGAGAGGGCGCGAGCCCACAAACGAGTTGAACACATTTTGAACGATGGGGGTCGGGATGACGCCTGGAATATCGGCTGTGGTGATGTCTGGAGCGGCTGCGCGAATGTTGTCGTTTAACTGTGCGAAGTCGTGACCACCGCGAACGAATGACGCAATGTATTCAGACGCTGAAGGAAGTTTGAATTCGCGTCGTGCTGAAGCGAAGATTGGTGATGTTGGAATGGCGTCGGGCGCGGAGGCTTCGACTTGGTTTTCTTGTGACATTGTTTCCTCCTGGAGACTTGTGTCGGGTTGGGGTTCGGTTGACTCTTCTTCGACCTCTGGGTCGGGTTCTGAGGCAGCGATGGAATCGATGGTCGCGTCGACAAATGCCGGTACTGCGACAACCGAGAGTTCTGACAATATGGCTGACGAGACAATCATGACTCCGCTTTTGTCGTACTTGAATTTTTTCGGGATTGCGCCGACTGAAACTGAGTCGTATGCAGACATTTGAATCAACTCGACCACGTCATCTGCAGCCTTGCTGCGGGCAAACGTGGCACTGAAGCCGAGACCGTTGTCTAGATCAACGAGTTCGCTGACAATGCCGATTGGGCGTCCGTCGTGGTTTTCAAGAAGTCGCGCGGACTTGGCATTCAAGTCAAAGGCTCCGCGCTTGAACATGACCTTTTCGCCACCTGAAACGGTTGCGACGGTGTCCCACGGGACTGCAATGCCAGTAATGGTGCGGGGTGCATCATCTCCAGCTGCAGCGTCAAGAGTGACGGGGACGGCGGTGAACTTAATCATGAAGGAATCTCCTCGAGGTCTGGAACTTGTGGTTCAACTAGAACATCTGACATTTCGCCAACGGCTAAAAGGTCGTCTGTGTCAAATTTGACGTAGCGTCCGCGACTGACAACATCGTTCATGCTGAGACGAGAAGTAATGGCGGTAGCCAGCATATGCGCCCCGAAGAGCCATAGATCCTGGCGAGCCTGAGACGCATTTTGATAAGTCATTGACGCGCCAGGGGTCGGTGCCGAAACGAGGTATGCGGGTACGGAGCAAATTCTGCTGAGATCGAGTGCTTGGTATTCGCGTTGCGCTGCGTTGACTTCAAGCGGGTCGCGGTCAAATTCCACAAAGTTGACGTAGTTGTTTAACGCGCCGATGACGTTTCCTTCTCGACGAGCCTGCGCCCATTGCGCAGCGAGGTCTCCAAGTTCTTCACCGGACATTGTCTCGCCAGCGGAAGTTTGCTGCAAATAACCAGGAACGGTTTCAATCGTTGCTGCGCGGTCTGCGTACTGATCAAGGTGAGTTGCGATACTCACCGCGCGTCGACCTGAATACATAAGACCTGTAGTCGGCGCAAGGAAGGTAATGATTTCGTTCGGGTCTAACTGGATGCCGTTGAACTCAATCTCTTTTGGCATGCCGAAGAATTGTGGGCCGACTTGATCGGGCGTTTGAATGTTGGCGGACGGTAGCCATTCGAAACTCATCGGGCGTCCGTCAGTTGCGTTACGGGAAGTAACCGCCCAAAAGGCGCGACCCGTCATCCACAGGTCTGTGACCGTGTTGGCAAGAATGAACTGGCGAGGAACTTTTGGATCAGGATTTTCCATCCAAGATTCATTCGGGACGTATATCTCTTCGTACTCGGTGCCGTTCCATTGCTTCACATACTGGCGGAACTCCAGACCTGAGATGGTCGAGGCGAGAAGGTCTCTCGCCCGCGACACAGTCGGAAGACTAAGGGCGATCTGCTCAAATGTTCCGCTTGACCATGCATACATCGGAGGGATGCCAGACATGCCGACTCCGGCAGCTGCTTTAACGGGCGAAGATGCAAATTCAGCAGTAGTTATTTTTCGGGAGAAGAACGCCACGACTGGAGTCTCCCACAAACTAGTTGCAAATGCAACTACCTTCCGAACGCCATTGCTGCGCGTCCAGTATTTGACGGGCGGGAAACAAGAGCGGCTGCAACGACAAGAAGCCGCGCTGCTTCAATCGGGCCAGGAGAGCGTTGGCTACTGATCACAACTTGACCATTTGCCCTCGCAAGGACAGCGCGGTTGACATGGGTCGCAAGGAGTTCTTCGCCTCGGTGGTAGATGCGTTTCTCAAGGATGAGCGAGCGCGTCAGACCCGTAAATTTAAGCACCTCGGCGTAGCCGAAAATTTGACGTCGCCGTTCTAACTTCTCTGGCGTATGAAGGTCGAGTGCCGGAGTAATCGCCAAACGCAACTTCGGGTCTGCCTCCATCGCCTCGTTAATCTTTATCCACATCTCCTTGAGGGACTCTGTGGAAAACTGGACAGTCGCAATGATGTTGCCCTCTTCGGTAAGTCCGCAACGGATGCCCACATACTTCTCTCCTCCTGTGGCTGAGTCGACGGCGAGGACGCCACCAGCGGGACAGTCTGATTCCGTGAACAATTTGTCCCAGACTCCAGGCTGAATCCAAGCGTCCGCCGAAGATACCCAGAGGTTGAGGTGGGCGCGGAGGAACGCTGCACGATCAGGAGTTTCCGCAGCTGCTTGCAATGCCTCGAGAGTAATTGTCTGACCAAGAGCGGGGTTGGCGTAGCCCCAATTTATTTCGTCGTTCGGGTCTACCGACGGGAGACTCCATTCGGCAAAGTAAAGACGCGTTTGCTTTTGCTGATCTATCGCGCCAATCGCTGCCTCGCGCAATCGTTGCATTGTCTTCGAAGATTCATCGCCTGAAGTTGACCAGGAGGAAAGGAGCGGAGACTTGACTGCAATCTGCGACGGGCGCAACGCGTCGAAGTAGACCTCTTCCGAGACGTTCCAGATTTCGTCAACAACAATGAGATCGTAAGTTCCGCCGTGAAGGTTGGGCGTTGCAGCGCGGACTTCCCACGTTGAGCCGTTCGGCATCTCAACTTTGTTGCGTCCATAACTCCAAGTCACATGACCTTCAAATTGTGCCTCAAGTACCGGAGCAAGTTCGTTAAAGATTGCAACCGCGCGATCAAGTTTGTTGGCAACGGAAAGAACGTGGATAGGTTTGCCCCGCATCGCTGACCAGTCGGTCAAGAAGAATCCGCAGAGGCTAGTGAGTGCAACGGACTTGCCGTTCTGTCTGGCGCAGCTAGTTAACGCCTCACGAAAGACAAGGTCGCCATTCTCATCATGAGTCAACTGACCATTAAGTGCAACCTTCTGCCAATCAAAAAGCGTCCTCGAGAGAACTCTTTCCGACCAGGCCGCAACTGCATCGCCATAAGAACCAGAACCAAGATGCAGCGACTCAAGACGGGGCGAACTTTGCCCAACCCCGAGAACCAAGTCCGAAGACGCAGGACATCGAACTGATTCGGTTTGTTCCTGTCCAGATAAGA